TAATTTGACAAGATCCTACTGCCACTGCATCAACTGACACAATATAACTTCCAGCAGTTGCTCCGGAAGATATGCAAACATTAATTACATCTGTGGCAGCTATTGTGGAATTTGTAAAAGTAAAACTCACAGAAGTATTTGCAGCCAGTGATGCATTGTGTGTGGTGATTTGTCCGGTAACTTTATTCAATACAACAGCATCGCTCTTAGAAACAGTTTGTGTTATAACGCCGCCTGCACCTGTAAAATATCCAAGGCCTGATGTTGCACTAGATGAATATAATCCAAATTGAGCTCTAAAGTTGTGGTTTGAATCAACAAGTGCAGCAGTGGCCAGCGTGCCTGTTGTAGCATTGGCTGTTTGGAATCTAAGTAATCCGGGAACAACACCTGCTGAAACAGTATTGCCTACCTCTGCCAAGATCCTTACAGCAGTGTTTAAACCTAAAACAGTATCATACCCGTTAAATCGTATGTCTCCTAACCTATCGGCGTTTAGTATGCTGGTAGGAGATGCAAGTGTGCCTCGTCCCTTTTCAAATGATATTCTTTGATTATCGTTTGCAGTATTTGAAAACAAAGACAGTCTTTGGAAAGCATATGGTGTATTGGCTGTAATTGTAAGTTGTCCAGTTACCCCGGCAAAACCACCTAACGCCAGTAATCCACCATTGGTAATTGAAGAATTTAATCCGCCTTCTAGAACAGCAGTTACTACACCACTAACTGAGTCAACTATTACTGCGCTATCATCTGCAAATACACTGCCTTTAACATCGCCTGTATGATACCCGGTGGTATTTCCAGTTACATTACCGGTTACTGACCCAGTATGCGTACCAGTAGAATTTCCAATAAGATTACCAGTTACCGAGCCAATTGTAGCATTGCCAACTGTTAAGACTCCTGTTCCTGGATTGTACTTAAATGTATCGTCGGTATAGATTAAGTTATCACCAGTTTGATCATCAAAGAACGAAATAAAATAATCTGCGCTGGTACCTGTGGTGTTAACAGTAATGGTGGTAGCATTAGCGCCAGCCGCTGTGGTAATGGCACTACCGCCTACGGTAGATCCTGCTGGTAGATTAACAACAGTTCCGCTTCCGCTGATTGCTGCATTGCCAATCCATAGGGCATTTGCGCCCTCTGCTAGATATAATTTACCAAACTTTCTAGTGTAAGAACCTAGATTATAAGATTCACTGGTGTCAGGGAAAACATCACCACCAATAAATAATTCGTTTTCAACAGTTACATCACTGCTAAAAATCACAGCCGGTGTGACAGTAATTGCACTTGAATCCGCTGTGTCAATCAATGATGTGAAAATGTTGCCGGTTACCGTGCCAGTTACATTACCAGTTACATTACCAGTTAAATTACCTACAAATGTACTAGCGGTAAGCTCATTTGTAGTTGGAATATAAAATAAGTTTGTATCTGTTCTCACTGGCTGGTTGCCAGTTGCTGCCGCAACAAAACCCAGATAGTGAGGATTTGTTGATGTGTTTGTTGCTGTTAATGTAACATTTGAAGCAACAGTCGAGACACTGGCAGTCCCTGTTAAGTTACCAGTTACATTACCAGTTAATGATCCTATCAAAGTACCTCGTAAAACTCCTGTGCTAGCATCAACTAATATTGAACTGTCGTCGGCAAATACTGACCCAATTAGGTCTCCGTGAAATGTGCCGTTAGTTGTGTTAACCAACACTGTGCTATCTGTACCTATGACATTACCAGAAATAGTAATATTGTAAGTGTCACCTTCGTTAATCCCTAATGGTTGCCCGGCAACTGTTGTCCCTAGCGGTAAATTGACAGCGGAATCTATAGATGTAATTACCGCATTTCCTAGGTAGATTGAACTACCACTTAGGTATAAATCTTTAAATCTATAACTTGAGCTCCCTAGATCATATGCAATATTTGTTTCGGGAATAATGTGCCCTTGGGGTACAAAATTACCATAAACAGTGTGAGTCTCAGAGTTAACAATTAATCCAGAATCGTCGGCCCAAACATTTCCTTTAAATCCTTGATCGGCAACAATTAAACCGATATAATTTGATAAATCTTGTGCTACTGTGGCCTGTAATCTGTCGCCTATATAGGCAAATGTAACGCCACTGTGTACGGTATTGTCGCTTAGGCTTTCTCCCAAGAACATCTTGGCAGTGGTGCTTCTAGCGTCACCGACACTGAAGTTGGTCACCGGCAGTCCACCAGCCGTAGTACCATTGCCTACATAGACGCTCCCTGTGGTTGTATCGTAAACGAGTTCGCCCACTAATGGTGCAATGGCCAGCCTATCAGCTGTGGGTCCTCTTCTAATCTGTAAAGGCATGCTTTAACTCCTGGAATGTTCGTATCCTATGTTATATTTATACCTTTGTTTCTTTTCTATTAGTTAAATAAACTATGCTGTTAACCATGCTAAAAACTATTGAAAATTTTGACAAACTAAGGACAGAAGTATTGGATATTATATCTTTAGTAGGCAAGGAACACGGGCAGATTATTTGCCAAACTACTAAAGTTGGAGACAGCGATTGGTTTACAGGTACTGAACGAAATTCGAGATTAGGAACTCAAGATGAATCACAATATAAACACCTCAATCCTGCACTAAACGGAACAGAAATATCTAAACTGATCAAAGAGTACGGCGCAGTAAGAACAAGAATAATGACTCTTAGACCTCGTAGTTGTTATCGTGTACACGCAGATCTTACTCAAAGAATACATATCCCAATAGTTACCACTGACAATGCTTGGATGGTTTGGCCACACAATAATCATGTGGCACATCTAACTATTGGAAATAGCTATCTAACTGATACTACAAAACCACATACCTTTTTTAATGGAAGTACTGAGGATAGAATACATCTTGTTATGTGTGTAGCCCGTTAAAATTTTAGTCAAAAAAATAGGCCCCGAAGGGCCTATTTTACATTGTAGGACCGTTGCCGTTCCTAAAGCCCGATGATCCGCCTTCTGCTTCAATCCTTTTGATAACATCTTCAAACAATATGGGCGCAAAGTCCGGAGTTTGTTCCACACAAACGCAATGGTACCGTACATCATTTACATCGCTGTAAAGTATTTCTCCTGTTCTTGCATCTACTCCACGAGCTTTACGCACACGATTTGCATGAGTGTGTCCGTGAATGTTAACACCAAAACGGCCTAAGCTGTCGCTGTGCAACGGGATGTGACTTAAGATCATTCCATCCATCACATGATACGCCCGTAATTCACGGAAGTATTCTCGGTAGTCGTCATCGCGGAAGATATCGTGGTTGCCACGGATAAGCACTTTGTCCCCATTTAAGCGAGACAGAGTTTTTAGCGCCTTGCGGTTTATAACCACATCGCCAAGATGGTAAACCTTGTCCGTGGGCTTGACTCGCTCGTTCCACGCCTTGACCATAGCCTCATCCATTTCTTCGGGACTGTCCCATGGGCGAAGTTTTGTAACACCATCATTACGGGTAAAGCGGCAGACACCGGTATGTCCAAAATGTGTGTCTGATACTAAAAATACACTAGGCATACTGTTCTCCTTTTTATTCTATTGCTCTTCGAAAAATTATTTCTTGTTTTGAAAATGCATCAACTTCCCAAGGCATGTTCAAATACTTTGTTCGTTTGTTGTATTGTTTTCCGCACCAAACGGCACTTCCGTTTTTTGCAGTTTTCAACTTGCCTTTGGCCATTTGCGCTACATGAACCATTTCATGTGACAGCGTTAGTCCAATCTCTTTCAACTTCATAGGATTAATTACAACCACATAGCTGTCCAGGATGTCTACAGGAACAGTCATGCCCATACCGTCGCATTCACCGCGAGCAACACGAATGACTACTGCCTTGCGGCTTCGTGTCAATCCTAGTTGTTTGATTATCGAGGGCATAAGACACTCAATAAATTTACGAGTTTTCTCACTGCGGGCTTCGACAAGATATTCCATGAGTTTCCTTTAAGCATTTAGTATATTATAGCACCAAATGCTCAAAAAGTCAACCTCAGCATTCTAGATCAATGTGTCGACCTTTGTCCAAATCTAAACGAAGATTTCGAGATACTCGATCTGCAATCATTTGATCAATTCTGCGTTCTTCAATCTTTTTGGCATATTCTTCAGTTCGTTGTTTTTCCATACGAACCTGGTCTAGTCGATACTGTTCTAGATTATGCTTGATAACGCTTTGTTCTGCTCTTGAAACGCTCATAGATCATTCCTAAAAGTGCGCCAATCGTCTAGATTGGGTTTTTCGTCTGCGTCATAAGTCCAGCCTAAATGCTTCATCATGCGATGCTTAACCAGCAGGTTTGGTGCACGGAAACGCTCTGTGTCATCAAAGCCCATCATGACTCCAACCTCGCAAACCGCTCCCGATCTGCAAATTCCAGCATAGCAATGAACGACCACATTCATGCGATTAGCCAATGCATGTTGTAACAATCTAACAAGCTCTGCTGCCTGCTCGTGACTGCACTTCATTGCTTCCTCCAGAACTTCATCCTTTTCTTCCACATCAAGGAACTCAAAGTTATGACGCTCTTTGAATTGGTGTCGGGCTTCGGGACGCCAGCTGGCCGGATCAACAATGCTGATCAGCATACTATTCTCACCGGCAGCATGATGAAACCCAGTTGGAATATCAGCGGCTGCTACATTTTCAATCCAAGGCATGTTGTCTCCTTTAGTAGACTTCTTTTATAATATCAAACTCAGTAGTTGGCCATTTAGCTTTGAACTCATCTGACTTAACATACTCGTTATATCCTTTGGCATCAAAGAACATTTTACTAAACACAGTTTTAAATGTGCCTTTCGGGCTTATAGTCAAATAAACCGATTTTGCCTTGCCTGCCATTCTAGCTCCTTGTGTGTGTTATAATCTGTAACTAACT